TCCATCGGCATCACCGAGAAGAAGGCCCGCGAGATCATCGAGCAGGCGGCCGGCGTGATCGTGCGGCATGTGAAGGACCCCACGGTCCTCGCCGCCATCCGCGCCGACCTCGCCGACATCATGGGGGGTGCCAATGCGTGAGCTGCGGGCCCTCCTCCTCGCCGTTCTTGTCCTGGCGGTGGTGGCCATGAGCCAGGCTGGCGAGGCGTTCCTCGCGGCCTTCGACGCCGCGGCGGCCGCGGCCCGCGCCGACCAGCTCGCCGAGATCCGCGCCCGCTGCCAGGCGGACGTCAACGAGTTTGCCGAGTACGCGTACACCGACGACCAGGGGGAACCGCTCGTCCAGGCGGCGCACCACCGCGTGTTCCAGGACCTCGCGCGCACGCACGACCGCCTGGTGATGTGGTTCCCCGTGGAACATGGCAAGTCGACCCAGGCCCGCATCCTCGCGACCTGGCTCTTGGGCAAGCACCCGGACCGCCAGTACGCCATCGTCAAGTCCAAGGCCAAGCAGGCCCAGAAGGACGTCAAGACGATCGGCCGGATCATCGTCTCGAACCCCCGGGTCCGGGAGATCTTCCCCGACCTGCGGCCGGCCGAGGGCGAGCTGCGCGCGGGCGTCGATACCTGGGGCGCCGAGGGGATCCGCGTCCACGGCTGCCCGTACGGGCTGCCTGACCCGTCGCTCGCGGCCTACGGCCTCGACGGCCAGATCCTGGGGGCCCGCGTGCACGGGCTCATCCTCGACAACGTGCTCGACAAGGCGAACACCCAGAGCCCCGTGCAGCGCCTCAAGGTCCTCGAGACGATCGACGAGGAGCTGATGAGCCGCGTCTTGCCGGGCGGCTTCTGCATCATCATCGACACCGCCTGGCACGTGGACGACGCCCTGCACGAGATCGCCAAGCGCCCGCGGTGGCACTCGGTCAAGTTCGACGCCGAGCAGGGGCTCAGGAAGGGCCAGACGCTCTGGCCGGCGCGCTTCCCCTGGAAGCGGCTCAAGGACATCCGCGAGGCCTCCTCCCTGGTCGCGTACAACCGCATGTACCGGAACATGCCGCTGTCCGAGACCACGGCCTACTTCAAGGAGGAGCACTGGCTGCGCTCGCGCGGGCGCGTCGAGTGGTGGGACCGCTGGCCGGAGCGGGTCGACGCGCAGGTCGAGCTCGTCACCGGCGTGGACCTCGCGACCAAGCCCAAGGAGACCGCCGACGAGACCGTCCTCGCCACGGTGGTCCGCGCCGGGCACCGCCGCCAACTGCGTCACCTCAGGAGCGGCCAGATGGGCCAGCCCGAGGTGCTCAAGGCCATGGTCGAGTGCTACCGGGCGTTCCACGCCCCGGTCCAGGCCGCCGGCGGGTCGGCCCGGTTCGTCGTGGAGGACAACGCCGCTCAGGTCTTCGTCGTCCAGGCTCTCCGCAACCCCGAGATCGCCCGCGGCATCGGCCTGACAGACGAGGAGGCTGGCGCCATCCAGGTGGTCGGCCGCACGACGACGGCGAAGAAGCGGGACCCCGAGCTCGGCGTGCAGTCCCTCGCCACCGACATCGAGATGGACCGCTGGGACTTCCCCGCGCACCCGGAGACCACGGACCTCCGCGAGGAGATGCGCGTGTGGACCCCGGACGCCGGGCATTACGGCGACCGGCTGATGGCGCTGTGGATCGCCGCGGCGAGCTTCGGCGCCGGCCTCGACGACGAGGGCATGGACGCCGGCGATCTGGAGGCGATGGCGCTGTGAGCCTGCTCGACCGCATCACGACCCTCGCGGACTCCCGGCGCAAGCAGCCGGAGCGCGAGCGCGTGGATACGGACGAGAAGGCGATGGTCCGCGACCGCGAGTTCGGGTTGATGACCGAGTTCGACCCAGACGAGATCGAGTTCGACGACTACCGGAAGATGATGCTGGAGCCGCAGATCAAGTCTGCGGTGCGCCTGAAGATCCTGGGCCGGATCTCGACGGGCTGGGACATCGTGCCCGCGTCCGAGGACCCTCAGGACCAGGAGATCGCGGAGTTCGTCCAAGACCAGCTCGAGCAAATGGAGGGGACGACGGGCGCCTTCATGCAGAAGGCCATGATGGCGACCGTCTTCAAGACCTCGATCCACGAGGTCGTCTACCGGCCGATCGAGGAGGGGCGCTGGAAGGGCCGGATCGGGCTGCGGGCGATCAAGCACAAGAAGTTCGACCCGGAGAAGTGGCGGATCGTCGCTGACCCGTTCGGCAACCTCGAGCGCCTCGAGCAGAACGTCAACAACCAGTGGAAGCCGCTCGATCCCTGGTACTTCGTGATCTGGTGCCACGATCACGACGGCGACTTCTTCGGCAAGTCCGACCTCAAGGCCGCCTACCGGTACTGGAAGGCGAAGGATCACATCGACAAGTTCTGGAACGTCTTCATCGAGCGCGCCGGGATGCCTACGCCGATCGGGAAGTACCCCGATGGCGCCGGCAAGCCCGAGCGCAAGTCGATCCTCGCGTTCCTGTCCAAGCTCGGCGTCAAGAAGGCCGCCGTCATCCCGCAGGCGTGGGACACCGAGTTCCTCGAGGCCAAGGGCAACGGCCAGATCTTCGAACGGCGCGTGCAGTACTGCGACCGGATGATGGCCCGTGCGGTGCTCCTGCCGCAGCTGCTCTTGGACGAGGGTGAGTCCGGCAGCTACTCGCTCGGCAAGCAGCACACCGAGACGTTCCGGTGGGTGATCGAGGACCTGGGGGAGACGTTCGCCCAGGACATCTTCCACGAGCAGGTCATCAAACGGCTGGTTTCGATCAACTGGACGGTGGACCAGTTCCCGCGCCTCGTGTTCCGGCCCATGCGCGACGAGGCCTTCGCCGATCTCGCCGCGGCGTTCTGTGCGCTCGTGGACAAGGGGATCGCCGACCGCGACGAGCCGATCGTGCGCGAGCGCCTGGGGCTGCCCGCGCGACAGTTTGCCGGGGACGAGACGTCCAAAGAGGCGCCCGGTGACCGACGTTCGGACGACAGGGGGACCGGGAAAACTGCGGCCCCACCCACCGAAGGTCCGGACGACCAAGGCACTGGCGTCCCCGGCTCCCAACCTACGGGCCGCAAGAACAGTCCGACGGCAGGCCTCGCCGAGGGCCTGGGCCCGCTCGCCCACGCGGACAAGTGCAACTTCGCGGAGATCGAGCTCGGGCTCGACGGGATCGAAGGGCGGCTCACGGCGAACCTCACGGCGACGTTCGCTCGGATGCGGGACGACCTGCTCCTGTCGGTTCGCAAGAAGGGCATCGGCACGGTGGTCCGCGACCAGGCGGCCGCCGATACCCTCCAGCTGAAGCACGTGGGGACGCTCAAGGACTCGATCCTCGCCGCGTTCGGCCACGCGATCCATCAGGGGGCGCTCGACGTCTGGGGGGAAATCGACCGCGGCCTTTCCTCCTCTGGGGTCGAGGAGCGCCCCAGCGTCGGCAGGACCATGAGGGCCAACATGGAGGTTGCGCCTCTTGCCGGCTCGGGCGCCCCCGTCGACACGCTCAGCAACGTGATCAAGTTCTGGCGGGACAAGGTCCCGGTACAGAAGACCCTGCTCGAGTACTACGACCGGCAGGCCTTCACGATCGCCGGCGCGTACCGCAACGACCTCCTGCTCAAGGCCCGCAACGTGATCGGCCGCGGGCTCCTGCGCGGCGCCACGGCCCAGCAGATGGAGTTCGAGCTCGCGCGCCTGTTCGACCCGTACATCGCGGCCGGCGGGGCGAGCGAGGACCTACTCGCGCCCGGGCGCCTGCACAACATCGTCCGCACCAACGTCGCGGAGGCCTACAACTCGGGCCGCATGAACCTCATGCGCGACGAGGAAGTCTGGACGTTCATCGAGGCGTTCGAGTACTCGGCCGTCCTGGACACGCGCACGACCGAGTTCTGCGCATCCTGGCACGGCCAGGTGATCCGCAAGGACGACCCGGTCCTCAGCCGGATCAACCCCCCGAACCACTACCAGTGCCGCTCGGTGCTGATCCCGATCGTGACCGGCGAGCGGTTCACCGCCTCCAAGCAGCTCCCCGGGATTCAGCCGCAGGACGGCTTCAACCTCTGCGAGGTGCACTGATGGGTCTGCGTGTGCAGCTGATGTCCATCATCCGGGGTGCCGGCGAGAAGCCGGACGCCGAGAAAGTGGCGGACGCGCTTATGGCGGCGTTCGCCGAGGAGAAGGACGGCGTGTGGGTGGAGGTGTGCCTGCCCGGGACGTGGAACGCGTCGGTCGGGGGCGAGGTCTCGATCCGGGACGAGGACCTCACCAGCATCGCCACGTCCTTCGACGAGCTCCGGGACACGGTCAAGGTGCCCATCCGCATCGGCGGCCACGAGGGCCTGATGCCCGCCGGTGGCTGGGTCACGCGGATGAAAAACGCTGGCGGCCGGCTCATGGCCATGCTGTCGGACGTGCCCCCGGTAGTGCGCGAAGCGATCAACAAGCGGCTGTTCAAGCAGGTCTCCCTCGGCCTGAGGCGCAACTGGAAGGATCCGAGCGGGAAGGTGCGGCCGTGGGTCGCCGACCACCTGGCGATCCTCGGCGGGCGCCTGCCGGCGGTCAAGGGCCTGCAGGATCTGCCCGCGCTCTTCGGCGACCAGGTCGATGGCCTGGTCCTCACGTTCGACAACAAGGAGTACGTGGATATGGACGAGAAGGCCCTGAAGGACCGGATCGAGGCCCTCGAGAAGCAGGTCAAGGCCCTGACGGAGGCCGGCGAGAAGGCCACGAAGGACCACGCGGCCGCGCTCGAGACGAAGGACAAGGAGCTCAAGGCCGCCCAGGCGAAGCTCCAGGAGCACGACGCCGCGCGCGCCAAGGCCGAGGTCGAGGCGCTCTGCGAG